TCCAAGTTGACGGTGCACAACTTGTTCTTGATGGCGACAACAAGATGACTCAAGCAGGAGAACTCCAGTATCATGCACAAACAACTGCGGACAACCGTGGTGACTTTGAAGATAAACTTGGTGATTCCGAAGACGCAGCTGACACAGGACTTCAAAAAGATGTCGGTATTCCAGAAGTTAACTTGGAACTCAAAAGTGAACCAATCGTTGCAAAGACACGTAAGTTGAAAGCAGTTTGGACACCGGAGTTGGCACAAGACTTAAACGCATACCATAGTATTGACGCAGAAGCAGAATTGACTTCTCTTCTTTCCGAGTACGTTTCAATGGAAATTGATTTGGAAATTCTTGATATGCTTATCGTTAACGCACACACAGACGGTGGTGAATTCGCTGCGAATGCAGCTCTTACGGGTGGTGAGACTCAAGGAACATTGTTCCAGAAGCTCGGCACAAAGATTCAAAAGGTGAGTAACACAATTCATCAATTGACCCTTCGTGGTGGTGCAAACTTCTTGGTTTGTTCTCCACAAGTTGCTACCGTTCTTGAAAGTATCCCAGGATACGCAGCTGACACAGACGGAAATCAGTCTCAGTTCGCAATGGGTGTTACCAAGGTTGGTGCATTGAACAATCGTTTCCAAGTCTACAAGAACCCATACATGACAAGTGGTGACGTTCTTATCGGATTCCGTGGAACAAACTTCCTCGAAACTGGTGCAGTTTATGCTCCGTACATTCCGTTGATCCAAACTCCTTTGGTATACGATCCAGTTAACTTCACACCACGTCGTGGAGTAATGACTCGTTATGCTAAGAAGATGGTTCGTCCTGAATTCTACGGAAAAATCTCTGTTTCCGGTACAGCAGATCTTTAATTCTGCAAAGGATAACACAAAATTTAAGAGGGGTTCGTTTGAACCCCTCTTTTATTTTATAACGATTAAGTAAACTAACTTATATTTATAGACATGGACGAAGAGAATACAAATCCAGAGAGTGAAGATAAAGAATACGAATTAGAACGAGTTAGATGGGATGGAACATTAAGTTCACCAATTGGAAAAACTCCGTTTGGTTTTTTTGATAACGATGCAAGTTTTACTGGTTTTGCACCAAGAGCAGCTGATTGGGCTGCAAAAAGATTAGGATATCCTGTGGTAGATGTGGAAATGATAGATACTCAATTTTATGCGTGTCTTGAAGAAGCAATAACCGAGTATAGTGCTCAAGTAAATCAATTTTCAATTAAGCAAAATTTATATAGTTTAAAAGGTACATCAACGAGTGTAAATTTAACTACATCTGTAATGCAAACTCAACCTTTACCATTTTATTTAAAATTATCTGAAGCATATGGTGCAGAGGTTGGTGTCGGGGGGAATGTTGATTGGAGAAAAGCAAGTTTGTCTGTTAAGGCAGGAGTCCAAACATATGATCTACAAGGTTTGTTTAATCAATATTATGTTTGCCCAAAAACTGGTGAAAAGAAGTTAGAAAGAATTGAGGTGAAACGAATCTGGCACCACCCACCACCTGCTTTAAATAAAATATATGATCCTATGTCCAATTCGGGTATGAGTCACTCAAATTTATTAAGTGAGTTTAATTGGAATGGAATGTCACCTTTGGGAACACAATTTTTATTAAGACCTGTAAATGAAGATTTAATGCGATTACAGGCAATTGAATTTAATGAACAAGTAAGAAGAAGTGCATTTGGATTTGAAGTTATTAATAATAAACTAACGATTTTACCTGTACCACAAAAAGATTTTACACTTTGGTTTGATTATGTGTACAAACGAGAAAGAGATATTGCGGCTGTTCAAGGATATGTTGATGCAGATGAATTCAACACCATGCCAAAAACACAAACAAATGTAACCGAGGAAACTACTCAACAAGTCGTAATAAACGAAACAAGTAAAGGTTTAGATGATGGGACACATGAAACGACCGAAGATGTTTATCCAAAAAGACCTTATGATTCAACGAGTGATAGTGTGACTGATGTCAGTAACGCACCTTATCAATTTCATAGTTTTGCTACAATAAACGATGTAGGTAAACGATGGATAATGAAATATTATTTATCGTTGTGTAAAGAACTATTAGGAGCAATCCGAGCAAAATATCAAAGTATACCTATTCCTGGTGGTGAAACATCGTTGGATGGGGATGCACTGAGGTCAGAAGCACAACAAGAAAAAGAACAATTAATAACTGAACTGAGAGAGGATTTGGAAGTAACAAGTAGAAGTACTACCAGTGAACAGCTAAATCAAGTTTCTGATAATCTTCAAGAAAATTTAAGAAAAGTTCCAAATTTTTTATACATAGGATAAAATGGATAGATCACGTGGTAGATATTTTACTAGAAGAGATGTTCGTTTTATGAACAGTTTAAATGGTGAATTGTTGGGAGATATAATAGAACAACTTGTTGTAATATATAAAATAAATCCAAACAAAACACAATCAACTATATATGGTGAAAGTATGGATAAAATATATTATCCTGGTGTAGAAACGAGTTGTTTAGTAGAGTCTGATCCACAAACAACAAATTACGAAGGATTCGGACCGGATGTCAAAAAAGGGACTGTTTTCAGATTTCATCAAAAGTTATGTGAAATTAAAAAGATGTATCCTGAAATCGGTGATATAGTATTTTGGGAAAATACATATTTTGAAATAGAAAATATAGTAGAAAATCAGTTTCTAGGTGGTCAACCTGAAAAAAATTATAGTTTATTGTGCAACGCACATTTAAGTCGTAAAAGCAAATTAAATATTTTACCAAGATCATAATATGAACTATGATAATGTAAAGAATCCGTTTATTACTCTCAGAAACTCAAAAACAGAAGAGGAATTTACGGTAGATTTATCAAAGTCTGCACCTACTGTAGACAACGATCCCAATATGTCTAACCTCAAGAAATCCAATCATGCTTTGTATTCTGATAATCGTGCATACAAAATGAAAATGGGTGACGATGTAAAATCATTTGATAACTATTCAATTACACTATTAGATATTGATAATATTATATACGAATATTTTACTAAGGTAATAAATCCAACTGTGGTAGATGCTAATAGCGAAGTCGTAAATGTTCCTGTAAGACACGCATCACCCGAACGATGGAGTGCTATTCAATCAGATGGAGTTTACCGAGACGATAAAGGACAGTTACAACGACCAGTAATCATATTTACACGAACCGGTGTAAGCAAAGATGATTCTTTTGTTACATTTAACAAATATCTATCCGTTCCTTTTCTAAAAAAATATAGTAATAAAAATTCATACGATAGATTTAGTTTACTAAACGATGCAAGTCCTTTGCATGAAGTACACAATGTAACATTTCCAGATCATGTTATTCTTACTTATGATTTTAATATGTCAACTGAATATGTTCAACAAATGAATAATTTAATCGAGACTATAAATTTTGCAGAAGGTGATTATTGGGGTGATCCAACAAAACTTAAATTCAGAGCAAGTATTGATTCATTTTCAAATAATGTAGAAGTACCAAGTGATGATGATAGAAGTGTTTCATCTACATTTACATTAACCGTGAATGCTTATTTGTTACCTCCTATATTTGACAATAAAACAACTGTTCAAAGAAATTTAACTACAAGAAAAGTAGAGTGGGGATTGGAAGCATCTAGTAGTGAAGTAGGATTATCAACTAAAAAAGAACAAGAACTCGATACCAAAATTAAACAAATTACGAAAACCAAAAATCTTATATTAAATAGAAAGCATCCAAAGTTGTTTCTGAATAAAGATTACACCGAGTATCAAGTCCGTATGTGGAATGATACGGAAGAATACGAAATTAATATTTTAAATAGAAAATTTCTAATTAAAATAGATTCACAACAATCAAGTGTTATTTGGGATTATGGTGTTAGTGAAATTAAACTAAAAGAAAATAAAATAGAAGAAATAAAAATAAATGAAACTGCATCAGTTTCCGTTGAACTAAAGACAGGAAACGAAATGATTTTTATTAAATTTATTTAATATGTCTTTTATTTTTTTAGTTGATAATGTTATGTAATATGTTACCATAATAGTATGGATAATAATAATAACGAAAAATCTCAAATACAGATTACTGAAGATGAACAATCTGAAATTTCCGGATTAAATGCAGAGTTTCAAAACTTGCTACTACAAATTGGTAATAATAATGTAAAGAAAATAGATTTGAAAAAACAACTATCTGAACTTAAAAAGTTTGAAAGAGACTGCAAAAAATCTTACTACGAACTTAAAAAGAGAGAAGACATTTTTGCCGATAGATTAAAAACTAAATACGGTGAGGGTGTATTGGATATAAAATCGGGTATTTATATTAAAAGTTAGTATTTTAGATAAATATTAACTTTTTGGAATTTTTAGAACATATTTATCTTAAAACTTATCAAACCTAATCATTAACCACCCAAAAGGAGACAAAATAAGATGGCAGAGCGCACAGTTAGTCCAGCAGTTTTTACAAACGAAATCGATTCGTCTTTTCTTATACAGGGAATAGGTGACATTGGTGGGGCCGTTATCGGTCCATTCACCAAAGGTCCCGCATATTCCCCTACTATTATAAGAGACGTAAACCAACTCGAAGCATTATTTGGTACACCACAAGGTATTTATTACCAACCATTTACTGCTCGTGAATATTTACTTAACCAAGGAGTTGTTACTATTGTTAGAACAGGTGCTTTAGAAGGATGGATGTGTGAAAACGCACTTCTTGTTAGAGCAAATTATGTTTCTGGTAGTATTACATCTGATACAGTTGCTGAAGGTGATGTACCTGATAGTGTAGTTATCGGTGTTCTTGCTAATACATTACAAGAAAGACAGCTTGTAGTATTAACTGACACTGTTTCAGGTGAACCAATTTTGAACGAAGACGGAAGAGAGCAATGGATTCCTGGTGAACTTATTTTAAAGAAAGATCTTGCATCACCATCTGAAACAAGTATCGGATTTGCTGGATCAAAGTTGAAAGACAGAGACGGACTTGAAATTGATCAACCACTTCCTTTAAAATTCACACCGGCAGTTTATGCTGAAACAAACGCAGACGGAACTCCTAACTTGAATTCGGAACTTATTTCTGAAGAAGTAGACGAAAGAACAGGTACATTGGTTCTTAGGCAAGAATACAATACTCAAGAAGTTGCTTCTGGAAATAACAATGGTAAACCTGAAATTTTGGGTGAATATAATTTTACGATTGATCCTGCTTCTCCAAATAGTTTACACAACATATTCGGAAGAGCACCTCAAAAGAATGTTAAACCTGCATATTTTACTTCATACTTTGAAAGTTCTCAAAATTTAGTAAATGAATTGATAGTACAACATGGTGCTGAATATAATGTAGAAATTGAGACTTCATCTGGATTTCTTGATTTTACATCACAAAACGAAGATGCAGACGGAGATGGATACGAAAATGCTATCGACACAGATTACAGATACGAAGCATATGATGGAAATGCAAGAGGAACTCATGCTTGTCGTCCTGCTTCTACACCTTGGATTGTGTCTCAAGAAATTAGTAATGCTCGTTATGAGTTATTCAGAATTCACACACGCAGTTATGGTCAATCAGCAAATCGTGAAATTAAAGTTGGTTTCTATAACATCAAAACACCCGGTACATTAGATGGAACGCAGTATGGAACATTTAGTGTACTAGTTCGTGGATTTAATGACAATGATAAAACTCAAGATGTAATTGAAGATTTCCGTGATGTTACTCTTGATCCAATGTCTCCTCGTTATTTACCAAGAGTTATTGGTGATAGATTCACTTTTATTGACTTAAGAGGAAAAGTGCATGAAAAGGGTGATTACATAAACGGAAGTAATTGGATTCGCATTGAAATGCCAAAAGATAGTACTGCACCAACGCAATGTATGCCTTATGGTCACCATGCTTACTCTTCAACCGTTGGTATGACAGACGGAAGTGACAAAGTTAATCTTCCAACACCTCGTTATTCATACGCATCTCAATATAGCAGAATTAACGGAAGATATTTCTGTGGTGCGGTATTCAATGATGATAGTCCTGATGGATTACTTCAACCATCCGGGTGGTCACCAACAAATCAAACTAATTATACATTACCTGCAAATGAGAGTCTTCCTTATTGGAGTAAAGATTTCACAGAATTATGCGCTCCAATTCCTGATGATGCTGGAACCGCGGGTGAAGGATTCTACATGGACGAACCTGGTAAAATCTTTTATCAAGTTGATGACGAAGTTAATGTTGAAGAGTTTGAAATTATTTCAGCAAATCCAACAAGTAGAAATGCTGAAACAAAAGCACGTAAGCACAGACGATTTATCGTAGGTTTCCAAGGTGGTGAAGATGGAGACTCTCCTGTATTGCCAGTATTGTTGGGTGAAGATATATCTGCAAGGAATGTTCAAGGTATGGATTGTTCTGGAAGAATGTCTGCCGGTACACAAGCATACGAAAGAGCATTCAAAGCACTTAGTAATCAAGACGAGTTTGATATTAACTTGCTCGTAACACCTGGACTTAGTTTAGACTTACACAGAAGTGTTGTAAACATGGGTGTTGATCTATGTGAAACACGTGAAGATGCATTCTATATTTTAGATTGTGTTCAAGCAAATGGTCAACCTGGATTGGTAGATGAAGCAGTAACACAAGCATCAACGATTGATTCAAATTACGCTGCAACTTATTACCCTTGGGTTAAGATTATTGATCCAGCAACAAACGCATTGCAAGTTTATCCACCAAGTGCATTGATGCCCGCGGTATTTGCTTCTAATGATAAAGCAGCTGCTGAATGGTTTGCACCTGCCGGTTTAAATCGTGGTGGTCTTGAACAAGCAATCTCCGTTATGGATAGATTGACATTTGCAGAACGAGATACATTGTACGAAGGTAAGGTTAATCCAATTGCCGCTTTTCCTGGTCAAGGAATTGTTGCTTTCGGTCAAAAAACCTTACAACGCAGAGCATCTGCCTTGGATAGGATCAATGTACGTCGTTTGCTTATCTCATTGAAGAAGTTTATCGCAAGTACATCAAGGTACTTGTTATTTGAACAAAATGTTGCCGCTACACGCAATCGCTTCTTAGGTATTGTAAATCCTTATTTGGAAGCAGTACAACAAAGACAAGGTTTGTATGCGTTTAACGTGGTTATGGATGAATCAAACAACACACCAGACTTGATCGATAGAAATATCCTTTATGGACAAATCTTCCTTCAACCTGCACGTGCAGTTGAGTATATCATCCTTGACTTCAATGTACAAGCAACTGGAGCATCATTCAGTTGATGTAAAACAGAACTTAAAAAAAACCCCTCTTCGGAGGGGTTTTTTTGTGCCCATATATATTTATTTTAAATGACTACTGATTTAACAGATATATTACACGAACTACAATACAAAGAATTTTGTTTGTTTGTAAACGAACATAAATTAAATTGTGGGGAATTTCAAATAAATGAAATATTGATACCATCTAGATTGAAGAAAATTTGGTCATTTTTAGTTGAACTAAAAGATATTGTAAAAGTAAAACTAAAAGATTTAATAAAACTTTTTATGGACAAACTCGTTTTTAAGTTCTTTGCTAAGATAAAATTTAGCATGACTTATTTATTTAGTTTGGTTAAAAAAGGTTTTAAAGCATATAAGCAGGTAATCAAAGCAATCGGTGAATATGTAGCAAAAACAAAAGTTGGTAAGTGGACTGAAGAGAAATTGAAAGATTTAGATGAGTTTCTTGCAAAGCATCCAAAAACCAAAAGAATTACTGGTATAGCAGTTGCTGGTATACTAATTTACATATGGTTGAATATGACATTTACAGGTAATGCTGATTATGATTTCGATATGACTGATATGATAATGGCACTCGGTGGGGGATTCACTTTATCTAAGTTATTTGCCGGACCTGAAGGTATGGCACTGTTGACGTTGTTCGCAACAGGTATGCTTGGTTTATCATTTCCATGGCCCGGTCCACAGCATATACAATTTGTTACTGCGGTAATATACGGATCGGCAAAACTAGTCGGAAAGAAGTTATCAAAAAATAAATAAATATATTTTGGAATTTTTTAATATTTATCTATGACTTTTAATGAAAAAAAGCACTTTTGAAAAAACTAACAAATATTTATCTTAAATACAACCTTCAACGGAGAAATAATAATGGCAGACGTAATTGAAACAAACGAAATGTTTTTCACGGCCTTTGAACCAAAGACCGCAAATAGATTTATCATGTATATGGATGGACTTCCTGCATATCTTATCAAAGGAGTTACCCGTCCAAATCTTAATATTGACCCGGTTACAATTGACCACATCAATATCAAAAGAAAACTCCGTGGTGGTAAGGCTGAATGGCAAGACATCACAATGACACTTTACGATCCAGTAGTACCAAGTGCATCTCAGGCTGCAATGGAATGGATTCGTCTCTCCCATGAATCAGTTACAGGACGAAATGGTTACGCTGACTTCTACAAGAAAGATTTAACAATCAATCTTTTAGGACCTGTCGGTGACAAAGTTGAAGAGTGGACAATCAAAGGTGCATTCTGTACCGCAGTTGACTTCGGAACATTGGATTGGGCAACGGGTGATCCATTGAATGTAAACTTAACGATTGCATACGACTACGCAATTCTTCAATACTAATTCATCATTTTGTTGTATTAAATTTAAAAACTCCCGAAAGGGAGTTTTTTTTTTTGTTATGTATATATTTATCTAAAGAATGAAATCTGATAAACTTAAAAATCAAATACTTGATATCTTTGAAGAGATAAAACAAGATACTCAAAGTGAACTGCAACTAGAAGGTTTAAGTGGTGCATATGCAAAACTTGCCAAATTCTTAATTCAACAAGTAAAAGGAGGGAAATTTCTCCGAAATTATGATATTGATGATAGTGTAGGAAGAATGGTGTTTCAAACTGGTAGTGGTAAAAAAATAGTTTTTAATGACATGAAACTTGGTGTAACTGCAAACAAGACTTGGAAGGGTAAAAAGGACAGTGAGTTTTTCAGTTATAAAGATCACAAGAAAATACTAAGTTTTGCTCTTGCGGATATTTAAAAAATAAAGTTGATTTTTCATCAATTTTTTTTATTCTTGTATATGTATATATATTAGTTTATATTAGACTAATATTTTAAAAAGGTTATATTTTATGGAAAACGAAGAACAAATTAACATACCAGATGAAGTAAGACAGGCTATGTCTTCTGAAAGTTCAAAAGAAACTACAAAATCGGCAACTACTACCAATACACAGAGTAGTAGTAATTTTACACAACCAACTGATGCTGTGCAAAAGATTGAGTATCCAAGTGAAGTTGTTGAACTTCCGAGTAAAGGGTGGTTTTATTCTCCCGACAATCCACTCGCATCCGGTAAAGTTGACATTAAATACATGACTGCAAAGGAAGAAGATATTTTAACAAGTCAAAACTTAATCAAAAAGGGAGTTGTTTTGGATAAACTGCTTGAACAACTTATTGTTACTCCTGGTGTGAAACTTGATGACATTTTAGTCGGTGATAAAAATGCAATATTCATTTCAGCAAGAGTACTTGCATACGGAAAAGACTATAAAATAAAATTCAAAGATTCATCTACGGGTGACGATGTTGAAGATACAATCGATTTGACTAAGTTAAATGCAAAAGAATTTGATTTTGACTCATATACACGTGGAGATAATATTTTTGAGTTTACATTACCACATAGTGGAAAAAGAATTCATTGGAAACTTCTCACTCACGCAGATGAACAAGCAATTGATGCAGAGTTGAAAGGTCTTAAGAAGTTTACAAAAAACAAAAACGAAACTTCCGAAGTAACAACACGATTAAAATATATCATCAAGGCAATTGATGGAAATGATGACAGAGCAAACATTAAAAGTTTTGTTGATAAAAGTTTACTTGCACGTGATAGTTTAGCATTCCGTGAACACATAAAAGAAACTACACCTGATTTAGATATGACTTTTAACTTCGAGTCGGAAGACACTGGATATGAAGAAAGGATGACGATCCCATTAGGGGTCGACTTTTTTTACCCTTCCGCAGGAGTATAAAATTCAATTACATGAGGAGATTTTTAATCTCTGCTATTACAGTGAAGGTGCATTTAATCAGCAAATTGCATATAACCTTCCAATTTATCTACGAAGGTTTTATGCAAAAAAATTGCTTGAAGTAAAAACTAAAGAGTCAGAGCAAATCAAGACTCAGCAAAATAAAGCAAAATCATCATCTAGGTCAAATCCACCAAGACCAAAATCTTCTTTTAGATAGTTTTAATTCATATAAATCCTTTGGGCATATATTTATATGTGGATATATGTATGCAAAGGAAATATATAAATGAAAAACAATAATTTAAAAATCAAAAAAACTCTAACAGAAGGGCAATTAAACGAGTTTATAGGGGGTATTGTAAAATGGATTTTTGGAAAAAAATCCAAAAAACTAATGCAGTTAGCTGCTAAAGATCCAAAATTTAAAGATGCTCTTGAAGATTATGTAAAGGGTACAAACGAATTTCGCAAAAAACTAAAAGATATATATGGTGTAACTGATTTAGATAAACTTCCAAGAATTTAATATTTTAAAGGTTTAAAAGGTGGAGGATCTAATAGACATAACAAAAAATATCCAAGGTGCGATGAGTGAACTTGCATCAGGACCTATGTCTGAAGTTACTGATCTGACTAAACAAGTTCGTGAAAATTTTATAGAAGCAAATTCAGCAGCTAATATAGAAATAACAGGAGAAGACAAACTTGCTAAGATGTCTGGTAAATTGTCTGCGATTAAATTGGGTTATGAGACTATCTCTGAAACTCTTACTGATTACAATGTAAAATTAAATGGTATCACGGATACCACAGAGTTGAATTCAGAAGTAGTAAAAATGCAGGATGAAATTCAGTCTCGCATAAGTTCAAGTAAACAACTTGAATCTGATACACTTAGTGCAGTTGCAGAGCAACAACAAAAAATAGTGCAGTTAGAAAACCTAAGAGCAACAGTTCCGTCAGGATCGGAAAAGTACGAAGAGTTAACTGAAAAAATAAATCAATCTAATATTACATTAATTAAGCAAGAAACAAATTTAGATGCCATTAAATCACAACAAACTGCTTTGCAAGGTATAAGTGATGGATACTTAGAAATGTTGAAACAACAATCTGCTTCATCATCTGATATGAACGAGTTGATTCAACATAGACGTAAAATGTATCGTGATGAAATAGATCTGTCAAAAACGCAAGTAGATATTTTAAATCAGCAACAAGGTAAAATTAATGAACTTGGAATTGGTTTAGATAAGTATGTTTCAAAGTTTGGTCCATTAAATGATGCGTTGATGAATTCATTTGATGCAATGGGTGATGGAATGTTGAGTTTCGTAGAAAGAGTTCCAGTTGTTGGTGGACTTTTAAAAGGAATGATGAGTGGTCCTATATCAGAAGCAGTTTCTGAAAGTAAAAATTTATGGCAATCTTTTACAGATTCAATGATGAACGACATGAAAGATGTTGAGAACGAGAATGGAGAAATAGTAAAAGGAATGAGTTTCCCACAAGCACTTGCAAAAAACTTTAAAATGCTCGGTGGAACGATTGCTGGAATCGGTAAAAAAATAATAGGTACATTATTGAATCCTTTAGTTTTGGTAGGAGCTGCAATAACTGGTTTTGTAGTATTGATAAAAGGAGCATTTAATGAAATGACTCGTTTGGAAAATGTTGCACGTGATTTTAGATTTCAAATAGGTGCTACGGCAGAAAGTGCTTCTAGGTTAACAGATATGTCTGTAAGTATGGAAAATCAATTTAGAGGTCTAGGCTTAAATGCAGAAGATGTATTAAAAAGTACAAGTGCATTGACTGCTGAGTTTTCATCGATGAACTATGTAACAGAAGAGCAAGTAAAATTTGTTTCGTTATTATCACTTGCAACTGGTGTCGCAGCGGAATCTATTGCAGGTGCAATGAATAGTTTAATGAAACTCGGAATGTTAAGTCAAAGCGAGATAGGAAATACTTTGTTAAATACACAAAAAATGGCAGATGCACATGGAGTTGCATTTTCAACTGTGATGGACGATATAGCAAATGCCGGTGAAGATGTAATGAAGTTTATAGGTGGTTCGGCAAAAGCATTAGCAAAAGGAGCATTAGAAGCACGTAAACTAGGAACATCTATGGATTCAATTGCTAGTTCGGCTGCTTCTATGTTGGATTTTGAATCAAGTGTTACATCCGAAATGGAAGCAAGTGTTATGTTTGGTCAGCATATAAATATGAACCAAGCCCGTTCTCTTGCATTTCAAGGAAAAACAAAAGAACTTGCAGAAGAACAATTACGAATAGTTCAATCCTTGGGTGGTACTGAGAGTATGAATTATTTCCAAAAAGAAAAACTAGTGAATTTACTTGGAGTTGAATTAGGTACAATTCAAAATATGGAAAAAACAGCTGCTCAAAGAAAAATGCTTGAAGACGCTGCACTACGAGGAAACGATGAAGCACGAAAAATAGTAGAAAGAAGAAATAAACTAGAAGCAGAAGCACTTAAAACGAAACAAAAAAGTAATGATGAAATTATAAAAGAACTTGTGCAAATGGAAAAGGATAACCAACGACAAGAGTCAATGAATGCGTTGGTTACAAAGTTACAAGCATCTTGGACAGATGTAAAAATGGCACTTGTACCTGTGGCAAAGGCACTTTTACCTGCAATAGAAACAGTAATTGGAAAAATAAAAGACATAACAGGAGATCTTGTAAGTGAAAATGGGAAACTTACACCACAGGGAGAAGAGTTAAAAGATACAATGATTGGTGTGGGTACTGCTATAATGGGAATTGGTGAAGCTGTATTGGAAGTTGGTGGGTTTTTCGCAAGTTTCTTTGGTGAAAGTCTAATACAAAATTTAATTGTAATTGGTGGATTGTTTCTTGGATTAAAAGTAACAATGGGATTAATATCAGGACTCGCGGGTAAAATTACTTCTAAATTATTTAAGGGTGGTGGTGCAGCTGGAGGTAAAGGTGGAATACTTGGAAGCATTGCAAACTTTATTAACAGAATAAAACCACAGAATATATTAGCAGCTGCAGCTGCACTTGCAATAATAGCAGGTGCTTTATTCGTATCTGCAAAAGCATTTCAAGAATTTGCAAAAGTGAATTGGGACAAAGCATGGCCTGGTATATTAGTTTTGGGTGGATTGGTAGGAGCTGCTATGTTACTTGGCAAAGGTGGTCCTATGATGATAGCAGGTGCCGTTGCGATTGGAATTCTTTCATTATCGTTAATTCCATTGGCATTTGCTTTAAATATGATGAAAGGTGTCGGACTTGAAAGTGTACTTGTTATAGCAGGTTCTTTATTAGTGCTTGGTATTGCGGCCGCTAAACTTGGTGCGATTATGATGAGTGGTGTGGGGGCAGCTGCAATTTTAGCAGGTGCATTTGCAATCGCTGCATTAGGTGCATCACTTATTCCACTTGCATATGCTTTAAAAATTGCCGCTCCTGGTATAGAAGCATTTGGAAAACTTATACGAGACGTATTTTCGGGAATGGCAGAGGTTATTGGGTCAATTGGAGAAGTTATTGTAAATGTTGTTTCTGCACTAGGTGAGGTAATCGTGGGTGCGATAACTGCAATAGGTGGTGCGATTTCGGGAGTAATTACAAGTATTGCAGGGGGAATTAAAACCATCATAGGAGCAGTTTCTGGAGCAATAACTACAATGGTAGATGATATTACACGATTAAGTGAACTTGATGCGGGTAAATTATTTGCCGTCTCCGCTGCAATTACCGCAGTTGCTGGTGCAATGGCTAGCTTCGGAGTTGGTTCGGCGGTTGGTAAAGTTGCCGATGCAGGAGGTGGGTTCGTAAGTGGTCTGCTTAATACTGCTACATCAATTTTACCAGGTACAGAAACCGCAGACGAACTCAATAAGTCACCGTTACAAAAACTTTTAGATTTTGCAAAAGAAGCAGATTCAATTATATCAGTAGCTGACAAAATGGACCTTCTCATAAATTCATTTGATCGTTTATCAAAAATGGATGCAGTCCTTGAAAAAGCAGCTACCTCTATGATTAATATGGGTGAAGCATTTAAATCACTTGGCCAAGGTCTCGCTCAGGTAAGCATGGCATCAACTGCAAGTAGTATTGGTAATGCAATATCTGGATTTTTTGGTGGAGAAACACAAGAAGTTGATCCTATTGAGAAAATCATTGGATTTATGGTAAGATTGTCGGAAATACAAATTGATACAAAATCACTAGAAATAATAAGTCAGTTAAACTTAGGAGATTTCGTATCAACCATTTCAGATGGATTTGGTGAGAAAATAGCAATATTAACACTTGGCATGGGTGATCTACTTGCAATGTTTTCTGGTATAAATGCAAAAGTAATTACGGACATAGAAACACTTTCAATTAGTATGCCAAAATTTATTGGAGGTCTTGCGAACGCACTACCACGACTTAGTACTTCCGATTTAAGAGGTCTCAAAACATTAGCAACTGCATTAAATGACTTTTTCGTTCCAATTAATAAAATGTCTTTTAGTAAGATGAGAGAACTCCCAAATATGGGACTTGCAATAGATTCGTTGGTAGACGGTCTTGACGGAGTAGAAACGATACCTGGAAATGTAAACGACATACTAGAATCACTTGGTTTGGGCATTGAGAGTTTCTTTAATAATTTTGAAAATATTGACTTTGGTGTCGTTTCGGAACTTCCTGGTGTAACTCAATCGTTAATTCCTACAATTAAATCGTTTAGTGAACTTGATTACACAAAACTAGCAGGTTCTGGGGAGGCATTAAAAAGTTTAGGATACGGATTAGATCAACTTGCTGGATATATTAACGATGGAGAAATCGAAGAGTTAATGCAACTAAATAAACTGAAACCAACGATGAGTGTGATTAATGCTTTATCAGGATTAAGTTTTGAGAAAATAAGCACAGGAATGCAAAAACTTGCAACGAGTATTCAACTGGTTGCAACTAGTCTAAATAATTTAAATGTAAATAAAATAAATGAGTTAAAAGGTCTTACAATACCCGGAGCAGAAGGACCAGTCGGTAATCAAGGCGTTAAAGGCACTCAGAGTTCACCACTACCGTCATCTGATCCTTTTATAGATGGATCGGAAACTGTAATAGAGGGAACAATGAAAAACTTCATGGTTAAAGCAGAACCTCCTCCGAG